AAGGACTTGCTACACTGCATTGGCGCTGCCAGCTTCGTTCTGAAGCTGGCGACACGCCTTGCCCGTTACCGGGCTACCATGGTCGGAATATTCCTCTCATGGTCGTGTAGATCGACGTGGTCCTATAACGCTTAGTACCCCTTACGACGTAAGGGTCTGTCGCGTTTTCCTCCCCCATCCGAGCGTAACTGCTATAGGATGGGATAAGGACGTCGGTTTGGAATGCCTTTGCGTAACGCTGGGGCACTCCCTTCCAACTTCGGAAGTATCCTCCGTCATAGCCTCGACCCCTCGACCTTCCGGGCACTAAGCGATAGCTACCGATAAGGTGGCCGTCGCCGTACCCGTCAGGACCGAAGAGCCGAAATTTCTTCATCGTACGTGCCAGGCAGATCCTTGCTAAGGACCTTTCCTGTTTCCGCATGAAGAAGTTATGAGCTATATACAGAGTCCTCTCGGAAACCTCTTTCTTGAGGTACCAAGGGCGCACGTCAAAACCGAAGAACCAGTCCGCGCCGCACGATTCTCGGAAGTATCCATGGCAGAACGACTTCTTGCTATTCAGCTCGAAGCCGCACCACGTTAGGACTTCCTCTAGTAACGTGTAAGCGCCTACGGGGACAATGATATCATCCCCATAGACCTCGATAGGGAACCCTCTTCCGAGGGCGCCATTTTCGAGAAAGACTGGCATACCTAACAAGTTCAGATGATCACACACAGCCAGGGCTAAAGAGTAGAAAATCAGACTCTCCAGCTCAAACGTGTATGCGTTCCCCATCGAGCTAAATTTCTCTAGCTCGACGAGTTCCTCTCCGAACTCGACGCTCTCCGATCGAAAGTGGTCCAATAAATCAAACCACTCAACTGGCAGTAGCGACATTACCAAGGCGTAAGACACAGTATCAGAAGCGCTGCTAAGGTCTAGCGTGGCATAGCTGCCATGCAAAGACCCCAACTGCGCAAGATGCTGGTTTCTTCCTTGGTCACGCAGGTCGACCCCGTACAAACCGAGCCGGTCCTTCATGTAGCTCCCTATCCCTTTCTGCCCTAAGGCATTCAGGGAGGGCTCCACACAGATGGTTCGATCCGTCTTAGAGGTCTTCGGCACAAAGCCAAGACGAGCAGGCCGCACTTCGACAGGAACCGTCACCACACGATCACCCGTTTCCGGGAAATCAGAGTGGGAGACAGCCACTGCGTCGCACCATTGGGGGAACTCCGCAAGGAAGCTCCCCAGCCAACCCACCAAGGACTTGCTACACTGCATTGGCGCTGCCAGCTTCGTTCTGAAGCTGGCGACACGCCCAACGACGTTCGTCGATGCACCAGGTCCGAAGAGAAAGGACATTTCCGAGAACTCAGGGACGCGCCCTAGGATATGAGCGATTATACGTTGAGCGGTGTGAAGTACACCGGCAACGTCCCTTTTGGGACGCTCTGTCCATAGACGCGTATTAGTCACTCGGCACTTCTCTTCTGCTTGTCTAAACTTGGAGACTGCCTCACTTTCCCTATCATACCCGAGGTCAAGGAAATCTTGTTTTTCAACAAGCGCCTTGATTTGACGAGCATAAAGGTAATCGTTCAGCTGATCCTTGTCCATCGCGAGAGGATCGACCTCATGGTCAACCAGAGCGCGATAGGCCCCCTGCTGCACAAGAGCGTTAAGCCGCTTGCTCAGTGGGCCGCCCAGACGAGCACACTCAGAGGAGAGCTCCTGGATAAGAGCGAGGGTTTCCCCCCGCCCTTTACTTTCTTCGAATGCGAACATAAACCCCTCCTTATAGGGAATACGTGGGCATCCACCCTAGCGGTTCCAACCGCTAATTGGGTGAGATAAGGCTAATAAACGCCTGCGTAACCGGCAGCACGGAGTTCTTCCATGCATCGGCCGCTGCATTGTTCGCCAAAGTGCCTGTATTGGTGGTGCTGGATGCACCTTGGACAATACCGCACAGCATCCGCAGGAGGTTTGCCCGGTCCGCGATCGTGGACCGCGCAGGGGCAAACATCGTGACAATCCCGACCATCGCATACGCGACAGAAGGGGGCGCCACGTAACCAGCGGAAGTTCCCGAAGCGCCAAGTGTCTCCATCACGGGGACCTCTAGCTTCGCCGTTGCCTTGTAGTCACCCGACTTAACTTTCTCAATGGAGAAAGTCAGTCTCGGTTGACCATCAACCGGTACGTTCGCGACAGCCGCCCGCCAAAACGGGAAAGGGCTGTCCGTGATCGGTTGCAAGGTAAACTCAGTCGGAGTACCGTCGTCTTTGACGAGAAGATTCGTCATTGCGCCCATTATTGGGGCTCCTTTGTTAAGTTATGAAACGCGGATAAAACCGCAAGGAGGTACTTACCACCTTACAGAGTAGATAGGTCTAGCGGAGTCTTTGATGGATAAGAGCTATGGCGCTCAAGATCCTCCGAGGCGAAAGAGCCTTTGGAGGGGAATTGAACGTTGGGCTCGGGACACTAAGGGATGTGGAAGGGGTGCGTGTGAGAGCGAAAGAAGACTGCTTGACTTTACTAGCAGCAATGCTAGCTAGCCAGGCAGGATCTCCGCTCACCATGCGACCTTGCTTCCAGGCCGCTCGTTCGGTTGATAAAAACCGTCCATTCAGCTTGGGGATAATACCCCAAGCCGATAGGTAGCTGCCAACTGGAAGAAACCAGTCGACAACAAACGAGTAGGGTACTAACTCCCAGACGACCTCAGCAGGGTTAACAAGCCCTAAACTGCGGCCCACACCAATGTCCTCGGACAGTTCCGCAAGGATCTGTTTTGAGAACGTGATGTGATGTTCGTCGCGATATTGCGCCTGAACATGCAACTGGGTTACCCGCTTAGTACTAGAACGCGCATTAAACCTCAACACCCTCGGACCAGTTAGAGCTTGCAAGGCCTTACCGGCCTCGTAAGATTGACTGATTAAAGGGAGAAAGGCGTACTGCGTCTCTAACCATCTTCCCGACAAGTCCTTAGCAACAAGGGGCCGAATGCCCCCGCCGCGTGGAGACCGTCTACCACTCCCCAACGCCCGCAGCGCAGCAGAAACTCTGCCGTGCTTTAGATGAAGGAGAGCAGACCCTACAGACTGGACATTCGACACGAGAG